TGACCCGACTACGCGCAGTTGCGAGTGACGTGATTGCGCGCGCCGGTGCAAAAGTGCGTGACGTGGTCTCAGAGCTCGAGTCGAGTCCACCAACGTATATTCAATACACGTCATTTGACCAGGTTGCCGAGTTGTTCAAGAACGCTTTAAGTGCAGTGGTATCCCGGCCGGTCCCACCCACGCCACCGCCTCCGGGTCCGCCTCCGGGTCCGCCTCCGGTCCCACCGACTTCTGCAACCAGTCTCACCGTCACTGGGTTTTACGGACCTTCACTCACACCGAACGTTCTCGCGGTTTACATCACACAAAATGCACCGATTCTACCCGGTATGACAATCACTGGTCTCATAGGAATTCCAGGGGTTGTCGTTGTCGAGACGTACACAGCCAATGTATACGGCGATGTTGTGATTAATCCAGGACCACCGTCTATTTCGTTTCCTTATGTGTCTCTCGCAACTGCATATATAGAAGGATCTGGTACGATTCCAGTCGCACCGAGCTCTCTGCTCCAAATAACATTTGGGTTTGAAAAAATCAAAGACCGTTCGACGGCTCGTGGGTTTCGAGGACCTCTCGTCACCGGGAACACGTTCAGTGTGTACATCGTCGAAGAATTCACGGGTCCTACACCCGATAAAGACTGGAAGTTGATGGGTCTGAGCGATCCTTCGGTACTTCTCGTCGACGTTGCTGGAAATGTCACTGTACTCGAAACCATGTCCAAGAAAGGTTTTTCGAACACGCTCGTAGGAAGAAGCGTCACGAAACAATACGAGTATGTTTACGAACTGATAGTTACTGTTGATCAGGCCCAAGTGTTGCCTGTTCCCGGTACGATTGTACCGTTGGCTTTTCTTCGACCAAGGTCGAAGATTGAAAGCAAATACTATTCATTGTATGACCCCAAAATGTTCGATGCAGCTGACATAAAGGGTCAGACTGCAGATTTGCGCGATCTCAACTCGAATGTGTGGACGGATGCTCCAGCTCCACGCGAAGCCTACATCGAAATGAGCGGGCGTGGTTTCGGAACAGGTGCTCTGACTGCAATCGCAGCTATCGGTGCACAGGAAAAGTTCATGTATGGAGGTGAGTCGTTGTGGATACCTCAAATAAAACAGCATACACCGTTCGTCCAGACACAGAGACTGTTAAATCCACTCGAAACGACAAGTGGTTTTCTCGATTCGTCGACGACATATTCCATGAATCTGTTTCCACGAGAGTCGGGAGACCTACTTTCGAACATGTACCTGTCCGTTTCACTCCCAGAACTTCCGAATGCGTACTCGTACAGTGAACTTACAGGTCGCGCCATTATCAAAAAAGTGGAGTTTTTACTCGACGGTCGAGTCATCGAATCTATCAACGACGACTGGTACATCATTCGGGATCAGATTTTCCTGGATGCGGATGAAAAGCTCGCCATGTACCAAGCTATAAGCAGGGGTCAGGCTGAATCGAACGTCGTTTCAGGATCGACCCAACTAGACATGTTGATTCCTCTCGATTTCTTCTTTTGTCGGCGTCAGAGTCATTCGAAAAAAGGACGGGAACGCCTCGAAAAACCATTTTTTCCGTTGTGTGCCGTTTTGCAACAAATCGTCACTGTTCGTTTCACATTCAATGACGTGTCCTGGATCACAAATGCTCCGACGGATGTCAATGGGAATCGGGTCGACCTGATCAACCCACGAATTCTCGTTGAGGAAATTACACTGACACCCGAAGAACGAATATATTATCAATCCAAACCACTCAAGTACAGCGTCAGTCGCGTCTGGGCAGAAGCTGGACAGCCATACAACAACGGAAAAGCTACAGTCAACTTCACGTCAAAGTATCCGGTAAGTATGCTCACATGGTTCGTCCGAAACAAATTGTACGAGTCGACAGACCCTGAATATTACAACTCACGATATCAATACGGGTACAGCACGAACTTCGTAGAGGCTGCTGTACCTGTACAGTTTTTTAATGGTGTTGAAATCAACTTCCTCGATGCAATCAAGAGCGGAACCATCTACTTGAATAACCAAAACATTCTTTCAGACTTTCCCGGCGCATTGTACTACAGCTACAAACAGCCCATGGATCACGGTCTGTCGGTCCCGACCAAGAATATTTACATGTACTGCTTTTCAGATTATCCACGCGAGTACACACAAGAGGGGAGTGTCGATTTTTCAAAGTTGAATTCAAACACGTCCCATCTTGATTTGGTTTTTGACCCAGCCGTCGCACCCCAGATTACACAAGCGTACACATTATACCTGTACTACTATGGGCATGTCGACCTTCAAATTCAGAACGGAGGTGCGTTTATTGTACAAGACTTATCGTAATGTAGCCAGACCCAACGTTGAGTCCGAGATCTTGGACGTCCGTCACTTGATCTGACGCGTAGCACGTCGCTCCCTGTAAACCGTTACCCGGGCTTCCCGTGTAGCCTCCTCCCCCAGCTACACCGAGAGCCGCGCCGTAAATTGTCGCACCCGTCAAAACAAATGGTTCAACTGCATTTGCTATAACAACGACCGTCTTAAGACCGACAATCTTAATAATTGCATTTGGTTCTCCGTTATTGTTTGTTGGATTGTAAAAATCTCCCGACGCGGTTTGGACACCCGAAATAACTACGATATACCCTTGAGGAAGTCCATTGATCACATCGGTCGTGATTGCATAAATGTTAGAACCGGGTATGAGAGGATATGGACCCTGATTACTGATGCTTATGATGTTTGACACGAGGTTCACGGGGCACTGTCCGCCGCCGAATCCACCTTCTGCGACAGGTGTGGCAGGCGGTGGTGGAATTCCGGGTTGCGGATTATAGTTTCCACCGTAAATGTATTGATTCCCGTAACCTTCTGCTGCGATCGCTTTCGGCAAAAAAAAAGGAAACGTCGTGTCTGGATATTGGCCATTGGCAAAGTACCCTGCACCGGCAACACCAAACCCTAAACCTCCACCCTGTCCGTCACCATACGGTTGAAACACACCATCCTGTGGAGTCGCAGGATCAGTCATGCCAGCAGCAGGGTAATAAATAACACCAGCGACCGTTGTTAGAAATTGAAACGCAACGTTACTCACAACATTAATCTGGTATGAACCGTCGAATATTGTTCCACCTGTGATTGTCACGTAGAGACCAGTTGAGAACCCATGTGGTGCTACAGTTGTCACTTGTGCGCCGGTTCCATTTCCACCGATGTCTGCATTCGTAATAGGTCCACGTGGACAGAAAGACCCACCGTCTCCACCTGCGCCTACGATGATAGGTACATTTGCACCCGTGCTTACTGAAGAACATCCACCGGCTCCTGTTGTTACGTTGTCTACAGTCAATGCCGGAATTGGAATTTGTCCGACGAGGAGTTTGATAACCTGTCCCTCGTAGAGTGCAACGCTTCCCTGTATGATGCGTCCGCTTGCCTGTCCCATGGCGCCAGCAGCCGTAATCTGATAAATGCCGTTCGCAGGTGTGGTCCAATACTGGGAACCTTTGTAGATGTACCATTGAGAATCACTAGTCCATGGAACTGAAGGATACGTATTCGAAGTTGGTCCGAAATGACCCGTGTTTCCGAGAGACGTGAATGTGAACGTAGTAAATGGATACAGACCCGGATACGAGTTGTTCTGAATCTTTTCAGCTGTAATGACCGTCTCTTGCCCACCTTCGTGAACGCCAACGTTCAATGCTCTCAGTTCCCCATCCTTGACGGAAATGACATTGTACCCGAGAGCGTAAATCCGAAGAGACCGAGAGTACTGAGACGGCGTCAGGGTGAGTGTATGAAGTTGACGAGTCACGAGGCTCATGTTAATTTCACCCGTCGCATCTTCGTGTTCTGGGTCAATCGCAAAAGAGTACATGTAAAATGAACGGTCCGGTGTACGTGTATGGTACTCGAGTGGCTGAACGATCCGAAGATACAGAGGCGTTCCAAATTCGCTTTTGATGACATCTGAGCCATTGAGTTTCAGTTGCAAATTGACCAGTTGATCACCACCGGCGTTCAAATAGTTGTATGCCGTCGTTCCGTCGTTCTGAATGATCCAGAAGAGTTCTTTGACGCTATGAACAAAATCAGATAGGACTGAAACCTCCGTTTCGCCGGCAGATACGGTGAACTCTATGCGTTGCCACGTCTTGGCGAGATAGTTCATCGGCGTCTTTGTCATGTAGTCGCGTTCAGCTTTGGTCACGTAGACGTAATCGACAAACAGATTCACATGAATCGGGAGCGTCCAGTTCAGAATTGTAAACTGGTTTGCCGATTTAAATTTGACGCGAAACACTGGAGGTTTTTTCAGTGCACACAGAGGTAAATTGACTGAAAACGGAATCGGAATGTAGTACGAATTGAGGCTGTCGGTGAGTCCTTTCCCGACGAGCGTCGTGAGGGCACTCTGTTTGGACTGTGTCACCGTGATGTCGTTCCAGAGTTCGAGGGACTCACCGTAGTGTCGTTCGATGAGCTGATTTTCATACAAAAGTTCTACGTAATCAATCATGTACGTTCCTACTGAATCCTGAACAGGTGACTGTTCGGGCCAATCAACACGAAGGTACATCTTTCCAATTGCAACATCACCCGCCTTTGCAATCCAAATGGTGACATCATCTCCGAAATGCACATCCTTTGGAAACTGCAGGCGCGTCAGTTGATGTGCAAACTGTGCTGGCACCATTCTCTACTCAAAGTTTAGGAATTAAATAAGAGACCGCCGACGCCACCTTGAATTTTGAGGATGTTATATGAACGTGCCCATACCGTAGCTGATGCGTTCGAAAAGATTTGTTCGTCGATTCTCGAAAAGTTTATAGTTCCATTTGGTGTCGTGCTTTCAGGATTCATCTCAAAGCTGTACATTGAAAAGTTGCGAGTCGGCATGACGGTGTGATTTTCAAACGGCTGAACGGTGTTGTAGAATATGTAGCTCCCGACGTCTCTGGAAACAATCTCCTCACCGTGTGTGAGTGCCAACGCCGTCTGGTCAGCGATGGACGAGTACTGGTACACGTTGGCTGTGTCGGGCGTCCCCGTGAACCACATTTCTTTGACTGGACCCTTGAACTGCATCTCGAGTGGACTATTTGACTTTGCCACCTGAACGACGCCTATGAGTTGATTTTCTGGTGGTAGGGTTTCATGCTTCTCGAAATCGATGAGCAGACTTGCAGTCAAACTCGGTGTCTGTGTGTACTGATCATACCTGATGATATCCTTGGCTTGTGTGTTTCCGTACGTTCCAGTATCGTTCGTGTACATGTACACGTAACGCGGACCGTTTATGAAAATCTTCGGGATGTACCGACCAGCCAGGTATGGTGATGCAAATTTAAACTGCGTCGTATTTGGAACTTCTGTAATATAATGCGGACCATTGAGGAATGCTGGTTCAACACCTGCAAGTGTGATGTAATCCCCGACCTGCAGACCATGGTCCTTGACAACGAAATCTTGAATAGTCACTTGAATACTCGTCCCGTCACCGATTAACGATTTGTTAAGCAGAGCCACGATTGTGGCACCCGCATAACCTAAACCATCAGTCACGATACCAACATTTGTTGCAAATAAATACTTGGTCGCATTCGTAACTTTGACTATATATGGTTCTGGTGTTGGGTTATCAAAATGTACACTTCCCTGAATAAATACAAACATACCATCGGCGAGACCATGAGGTGTCAATGTTGTCACTTCAGCGCCTGTTGCGGCGCCAACGATAGAAGAGTTGATTATGGGTGACACAGGTGTTTTAATGGTCAGTGCGGGTGTCACTGCATAGGTATTGCTACTGAAATCAAATGGTATGGGGGATTGTCCAGATGACGAATAGTATTCGTATGAGTTTGGATTACCTAGACCGCTGGAGATATCGACACGTATGACACACGCCTGCCCGGATAAGTAAACATCGGACGTGATGCCTCCAGCAGACATGTACATATATTTTCCGGTACTCAGAAGGTTTTTGAGTGGCATTTCGGTGCCTGCCAAGGTCCATGTTGTTCCTAATGTTGACCACGGGAGGAGGTTTTGTGTGAGTGTATCAAATATTGTATATGAACTTGTGTCCGAATATGATTGAAGAACGTTGTACTGTATAATCTTATACCCGTCGGCAATAAAGTAAATATAGGGCCCTATACATATACCCGTTGAAATGAAATCGAGACCCAAGAGAGCATAATAATCGAACGATTGCCACGATTCAGGGTCAATGAAATCTCCGTTGATGTTGTAAATGTAAATTATGTTACTCGTGTTTTCTTTTGGAAGGACGTATATTGATGTACCAGTGAAAAGAGTGTCAAGTATTGTATAGCCGTAATTACTAGAGGTTACATTTGAAGTAAAATCAATAGCAATATAAGCATTCGCGTTATCAAACAAATTCTTTGAATGATCATACCGAATGAAATATGTCGTTGGTCTATTGGACATGACTGCATAGTACACATAGACACCATCTGTCACGAGACCATTCGGTGGATTAACTGCGTATTCAATCTGTTTCACTGATTTACCAGCGTTCGCGCCTGATACAACAACGGGTGGAACTTCACTCGTCGTTGTGTAAAACGTATACTGAGTTGGAGATGTGACGAAAAAAACTGTTACAATACCATCGTAACCTACAGAACCAGCAATTTGAATTTGATCACCAGCGCTATAATAATGAGGTGTCTGTGTTGTCACCTGCACGCCCGTATCGACCTGTGCGATGACTGTATTGACGAGTACGAATGTTCCTTTTGTGATTGTGACACCCGGATTTGCTGCAACACCGGCATTATTAGTCAAAAAATCAAATGACGTTGAAGATATAACATTTGCAGTGTATGATTGGTTAAAGCCCCCGGGTACTGCGTTTTTAACAGTGACTGTGTCACCCGTTCGTATATAATGGGGTGTAGCCGTCTGTATAAATCCACCAACCCCGTTTGCTGCAAAATATACATTCGTGATGGTTGATGTAGGAAGGGTCGGTAAAAAGTCATTGCCCGTGAATTTAGAAATGTCACCATCGACGAGATCGGGAATGTTTCCTCGAAGTAAAAAGTTGTTATACGCCTGAGCATACAGAGTTTGACCGATCGTCGTAAAATCTGTAAAGAATGATTCACCAATGGCGTATAAATACGACGACACAACAGAATAGGAATTCGATTCTTCTAGAGGTTTTGTAGTGTTGTAAATGACGACGGAACCAGCCTTTGTTCTGAACGCTATATACTCTTCGAATGAAAGTGTTGCGATGGTGTTTATGAGTTCACCTTGAAGTTTTACAACGTTGTCGGTTGCATCGAATAGAGTGTACGACAATGGATCGAAAAAATCCACACCCAAGTTGATTGTGGGTGACAGGTTGGTCAGAAGTTCAAAATCAATCTGAACCTCCAGATTCTGATATGTCAAATTGGGAATTGAGTTAAACCCGAGTGGAATTTTTACATAGTACGTACGAGGCTGACTCGCCTGTGTCGTGTCGTACTTCCCACAGAGCAGCTTGTAAATAGCCTGATTTTCGTACGAAGTGTTCAGATCGTTGTAGAGTTCGATGTATTCCCCTGAAAATTCGTTGATGGTTTGTTTACCCACCATGATTCTTACACTTTTGATGAGTTTGTTGGCGACCGAATCTACATACGTAGAATCAGCCGGAGGTAAGAAACCGTAAATCCACCCACCTTGTACGAGCGTCCACTGAGATGTCAAAGACCCGTTGACGAATGAAAATACAGGACCCTGTCTGAAATCAAACCCCCAAAATGCAGCATCCAATGCAGTCACGAAACGAATAGACGTAAACAACGCACTCGTAAAATTAAAGACGTTCAGAACAGGATCATAACTTATAGTCATTGCAGGTGAACGCATACGAACGTTCGTCATGCTTGGTGGTGAGCCTATACCGGATGCTGCATATGTGAATGTGTTTGTTCCTGCATTGTATGTCAAGACTGTAAAGGTTCCGTTGAAAATTCCAGTCCCGCCAGTCACGCCATCGATAATGATGGTTGCTCCAGTGAGAAGATCCTGTCCGACCGAACCGTCTGTTACACCCGTGACAGTGGAACCATCACCTGTTAAAGAAAGAAGAGATATGGGAATGTCTGTAAGGTCATCGGACCATAGCGTAAAATTCTGAGTGGAGAAATACCCAGTGACGTCACGTGGACGAACGTCGAGTATACTGACTGTTCCTGTTGTTGATACGGCTGCAGGTGCAGTCGAGTCTGCTGTGAACGTAGTCAAATTCACCTTTGTCTTGACAACATATTCACCATCAAACAACCCAGTGTCAAACAGGCTGAATGCAGATCCAACATTCGCAGTCACTGGATTCACAGTGACAATTGTAAGTTGAGTACCAATGCTCGTCACTGACACAACTTTCACCTCCACATATAAAGCACCGTCGAAAGTACTCGATGGCACGGGGTACACGTACATAGCCTCACTGATGGGTGTGTAAATCTGAGGGAGTGTCACTTTGAGCGTCACGCCCGTGATCGCATCCCCTTTTTTCGGAATTGTGCAGATACCCGTTTGACCAAACGTCGTCACTGGGTTATCAAAAGGGTACTCGTACGTCTGTGCAAGTTTGTTTTTAGGAGGTTTATATTTCCCTTCGAAAAATGTCCTTTCTGGCTTTCCAGAAAGGAATGCATCACGTGCAGCAGCCAGTTGAATCTGGGCTGCTGACATCTCTACAAAGAGGTTGGGTTTTTATTTCCTCGTGGCGACGAACACGCAAGACACCCTTCTCGTTCATGTAATCGACGATACCGTTCACGATACACCAGCGAATGAAATTCAGCTGAGCGACCGTCGTCGTGATGCCCATAAATTCGATCCGCTCCGTACGACAAAATGGGTCGAAAAACTTTTTCGAATAGCCATCCAGTGATGACTTGTATGCCACGTGGACCGTAAACTGACGTCCTGTCGGAGTCGTATACGTCACGTTCGTCTGACGAGAATAGTTTGTCACGAACCATTCGAGGTTCCTGAGAGACACTCCGCGTCGGTGTTCGAGTATATCCTTGAGTTGTTGCGTGTGATCAGGAAGTTCAAAAAATCGCCGAAGCGCCTCGAGAAGGAGGTCACTCCGCGTCGCCATAGAAATTTAGGCGCGTTTATTTTTAAGTGCTTCCGTGATTCTCAAAGGGTTTTACCCTTTGAATTTCTGAGCAAGTACCACGTCGCCGCAGCCGCAACCAGGGTCCACCCGGCGAGGTGGTCGACCCGGTCCATGATTGCAATCTTCTCAGGTGGCAGGTCGTTGAACGCCTGCTTGTACCCAGCTGGCTTGAACGGCAGCCAGATGTACCGCCCGAACGGAACAGCAGTCGGCTGCAGCTTGTTTTCGCAGTTGTAGCTCCAGTCATACCATGCCAGAGCAATGTACGGGAACCAAAGCAGGAATGCGAGGACCCATAGATTTCTGTGCGGTGCGAACCAGTATCCAAGTGAAAGCACCAGCGAAAAAATGATACACTTGACGTTAAACTCGAACGGTTTGCCTGGGAAGACTCCACCAGCCATAATACTATATGTCTATTCGAGAGTTTTTTCCACGTTCACACGCTGGACATCCCGCGAGAAACATCGGAGGCAATGAGTGTGTATGTATCGGACTCGGTGCCATCAAAGCGAGTTGGGACCTCGACGATACGATGACGCGTTGGACCGGCTTTTGATCCTTGTGACAACTACAGTAGCCAGACCCATCCTTGACGCCACGCTTACACTTTTGCTTTGACGACTTGCTCAGTCCATGACACACGTTTCCATTCCAGGCGCTCGTCGTGTTTTCACTCGCAGTTCGAAGAAGCTGTTGCAAAGAAATGTCAAAGGTGCGACTAATCTTTTCAAGAGCTGTTGACATGCGTTCAACGACGCGACGCTCCACCTCCGAC